CTCGTATCCGGAGAAAATTTCAAAAATCCCAGGAAATCGAAAGGAGGGTGGTAAAATGGCCCGTCCATTGAGTCAGGAGAAGAAAAGAGAAAAGACAAAAGAAAGCCTGAAAAATGCGCTTTTGTCGAACAAAATGTCTGAAAAATTTCTGGAAGACAAGGTGGAAGAGTATATGTCCTTTTATGATGATTTACTCTACATAAACCAGACACTTACCACCCTGAAAAAAGATGGAAACTGTACGCTCAAAAATTACACCGATGCAACGGCGGAGAAACGCCGGATCTCGGCGGAGATGAGGAGCATTCTGTCGTTCCTGGGGCTAAAGCCGTCGGACGTGGTCCTGTCGTCAGGCGCTGCGGACGATGAGGAGTTATAGCCGTTTTATAGATCCGTATATCCGGAAGATTAAAAACAACGAGGTGGAACACTGCAAAGAGCAGGACCTCATGATTGATAATATAGTGATCCCCACGCTGGAACGGCCGGATGTCCGGATCGATGATGAAAAAATTGAAAAAGGTTTGTCCTTGCAGAAATACTTCCCATATCGGCTCATCGAATGGGAGGTATTTCTTTTTGCTCTGATCGTGGGTGTGACCTTCACCAATGGTGACATTGTATTCAATGAAATCTGCGCGATGGTCGGCCGGGGGACCGGAAAAAATGGTTTTATCTCTTTCCTGATCTTCTACTTCTTGTCGCCCTATCATGGAATCCAGGGCTATAACGTTGACCTGATGGCAAATACAGAAGAACAGACTTCCTTCCGGGATGTTTATGAAGTGATAACGGACCCGGTAGATCCAAAGTACAAAGCAGTGCTGAAAAAGAATTATCACGCCACAAAAGAACGGATTGTTGGCCGGGCTACCAAGTCAGAATTGCGGTTCAACACCTCTTCAAAGCGGGGCAAAGATAGTAAACGTACCGGTTGTATCATTTTTGATGAGAAGCACGAGTACACAGATACTCAGAACATGAATACGTTGAAATCTGGTCTGGGAAAAGTCTGGCATGGCCGTATTATCACGATTACTACAGATGGGCACGTCCGGGAAGGGGTACTGGACAAAGAGAAAGAGCAGAATCAGGCAATCTTGAAAGAGTACAATCCTCTCAACCGTAAGTTGGTATTTTGGTGCCGGATTGAGGATGAGAAAGAGTGGAACCAGATAGATAAGCTGGTAAAAGCGATTCCGAGTCTGAATGATTTTCCGAGCCTGCGGACCACGATCGAGAAGGAAATTATGGATATGCCGTACAATATGGATTATTTCCCAGAATATATGGCAAAACGCTGTAATTTCCCTGTCGGAGATAAAGAAAACGAGGTGACTTCCTGGGAAAATATCCTGGCAACGAAGCAGGATATGATCGATCTGGAGGGCAGGAACTGCGTAGGAGGTGTAGATTATGCGACAATTCATGATTTTGTTGGGGTGGGTCTTACTTTCCGCGTGGAAGGAAAAATCTACTATATACAGCACACCTTCATCTGCGCCAGATCGCGGGACTTAGGCGGGATCAAGGCTCCTTTGCGCGAATGGGAAGCGAAAGGGGATGTGGAATTTGTGGATGATGTGGAAATTTCACCAGATCTGGTGGCCGAATGGTTTATGAAAATGGGCCAGCGGTACAACATCATCAAAATTGCAATCGATAATTACCGATATTCTCTTTTAAATTCGGCTTTGAAAAAAGTCGGGTTTGATGCTTTTGAGCAGAAAAATGTGTATCTGGTCCGGCCTTCTGACATTATGAGAGTGGCGACGATCATTGACCGGGCCTTTGTTGTCCATGGAATTATTTTTGGAGATGTGCCCATTATGCGCTGGTATCTCAGAAATACCAAGAAGAAGATGGATGATAAGGGTAATATCACATACGGAAAAATCGAACCGAACTACCGAAAGACAGATGGATTTATGGCATTTGTCAGTACAATGACCATTGTTGATGAGATTCCGGAAGAGCTTGACTACTCCGGAATCAACTTTGATGTATACAGCTATTAAGCGGGAAGGAGGTGTGACATGGGATTTTGGGCATGGCTCAAAGGGAAAATGTCTACGGGAAAGACCGTGGAAGTAACCGCGGACACAATTGAACAGTTTGTGGACCAGGAACGACTTTCCAACCTGGTAGCTGAGGAGCTTACCATTCACGCGGCAATCAATCTGATAGCGAACAGCATTTCGAAGTGTGAATTTAAGACTCTGTCAAAAGGGAAGGAGCAGCAGGGGGAAGAATATTACGTCTGGAACTACGAGCCGAACAAAAATCAGAACTCCAGTCAGTTCCTCCAGGAGCTTGTGGCGACACTTCTGTATCGTAATGAATGTCTGGTGATTGAAAGCATGGGGCAGCTGATCATCGCGGAAAGCTTCACGAAAGAAGAATATGCCTTAAAAGAAACGGTATTCAGCAACGTATACCGGAAGGGGCTGACCTTTGACCGGACGTTTCACATGTCGGAAGTTTTGTATTTTCGCTTAAATAACAAGAACATCCGCCAGCTTCTCGCAAACCTGTGCAACGGGTACAACACTCTGCTGGATGAGGCGGTGGATAAATACGAAAAAGCCGGTGGCGAAAAGGGGACCTTGCACATTGACGCCTTAGCCGCCGGTACAAAATATGGGGGCAAGAGTTTTGAGGAAGTCTATGAAGACCTGATGAACAATCGATTTAAGCGCTTTTTTAATAGCCGGAGCGCGGTTCTCCCATTGTTTAACGGCTTTACATATACGAAGCAGGCAGCAGAACAGAGCAAGAAATCCACGTCAGAAATGAAAGATATCACCGATGTACTGGATGAAATTGTGGTGACTGTGGCCCGAGCGTTCAATATTCCGTCGGCATTGCTGAAAGGCGATGTATCAGACGTGGAAAAAGTAACGCAAAACTTTCTTACCTTCTGCGTGGATCCAATCTGCGAAATGCTTCAGACAGAGATCAACCGGAAGCGCTATGGCAAACGCCAGGTGCGACAGGGCTGCTATTTGAAGATCGACACGACCACTATCATGCATGTGGATGTGTTCGCGATTGCGGAGAAGATCGACAAGCTGATCTCCTCCGGAATGTATTGTATCGATGAGCTGCGAAAGAAGCTTGGAGAAACAGAACTCGGCACAGAAGAAAGCAAAAAACATTGGATCACAAAGAATTATACCGATATTGCGAAAGGAGGTGATACAGGGTGAATGCAACGAAGTTTCGCTTTGAACAGCTGGCCGGCGGAGATACGCATAAATTGTACATTTATGATGATGTGACCGCATACGGCCCTTTTAACTGGGAGACTTGGGACTACGATGAATCAGAGACCAGTGCAAAATACTTCCGGGAACAGCTGGAAGCGATCCCGGACAGCGGGACCATTGAGCTGCATGTAAACAGCAATGGCGGCTCCGTTAAAGAAGGAATTGCCATTTATAACCAGCTGAAACAGCACCAGGCAGAGAAAATCTGCTATGTGGACGGCTTTGCTTATTCCATCGCAAGCGTGATCTGTATGGCCTGTGACAAAATTATTATGGGCCAGGGCACGTCCATGCTGATTCATAACATGTCTATGTCTGTGTACGGCGATGCAAAGATGCTGCGGAAATGCGCAGATGATCTGGACGTGCTGATGGAGTCCAATCGGCAGATCTACATGGAACGGGCAAAAAATCTCACTGAGGAAGAACTCAAAGAGATGATGGACAAGGAAACATTCCTGACACCGGAACAGTGTCTGGAGTATGGTTTCTGTGATGAAATCAGTACCAGTAAAGTGGATCCGGGCCAGCTGAACCAGCAGGCGGAGGTTACGATCCGGCAGCTCCGGCAGCAGATCAACAGCTTCCAGTCCTTCCACAAAGAGATGGAACAGTTTGTTCAGAAAGAAAAACCTCCGGTACCGGAGAAAAAAGAAAAAGGTGACAAAGTGCTCAAAATGATGGGCGCTTTTTTAAATGCATTTGAAAGGAGCAGCAAATGAAAAATAAAGATCTTCTGAAAGAGGAAAACAAAGAGCTGATGCAGAACCTCTCTGAGGCTCTGAAAAATGACGACGAGGAAGCAATGGCTGAGGCCTTTTCTCAGTTCGCTGATGGCGTGCAGGAACGCATTATGGAGGAATACGGTGATCTGCGTCAGAGTCGTGACTCCACAATTCTTGCGGCCAGAGGCATCCGTCAGCTGACCAGTGAGGAGAAAGAGTTTTATCAGGCCTGGATTGACGCATCCAAATCAGCAAACCCGAAACAGGCGCTGGTGGATATCTCAAAAGCGATGCCGGAGACGGTTATTGACACCGTGATTTCTGACATGAGAGAGTCCCATCCTCTTCTGGATAACATCGACTTTCTGAACTGCCAGGGTGTGATCAAGATGATTGTCAATGCAGACAATATTGATCTGGCCACCTGGAGTGCCTTAAACTCCAAGATTGCCACAGAGCTGGCCGGAAAGATTGATACTATGGATATGACCCTGGCAAAACTGACCGCGTTCATCCCGGTATCAAAAGATATGCTGAAACTGGGACCGGCATGGTTGGACAATTATGTCCGGATCATTCTTTCCGAGGCTTCAGCGGCAGGACTGGAAAAAGCTATCCTGAAAGGAACCGGAAAAGACCAGCCTATTGGCATGTGTAAGAATCTCGCCGGCTCTGTAACAATGGGCGTATACCAGGACAAAGACAAAGTAAAACTGGATTCCCTGGACCCGGAAACATACTGCGGAGTAGTGGCACCTCTGGCAAAGAAACCGGATGATGTCGGCGGATATCGCACGGTGCCAGAAGTCCTTCTGGTAGTCAACCCGGTGGATTACATTAAGAGAATCCTTCCGGCTTCTACTGTGCGTGCGGCTGATGGAACTTATAAGAACAATATCTTCCCGTATCCGACCAAAGTGGTTCAGTCCGCAGTGTTGGACGAGGGCGAGGCCATTATGGGTATCGCTAAAAAGTATTTTATGGGAATCGGTGCCGGCTCTTCTGGAAAGATCGAATACTCAGACGAATATCAGTTCCTGGAAGATAACCGGGTATACACAACAAAGATGTATGGTATGGGCCGGCCGAAAGATAACAATGCATTCCAGTATCTGGATATTTCCAAACTGAAACCGCAGTCTCTGAAAGTGGAAGTGACCAACACTGAGGACAACCCGGTAAATACAAAGGCGAAAGCCTGATGAGGTGATCACATGACAGCAGAAGAGCTTTTAAATGACGTCAGGAATTATCTGGATATTACCTACAGTGATACGGATGGAGATACAAAGCTGATCGGCATCATCACCCGGGGAATGGCTTATCTGGACGCTAAGGCGGGGGAAACACTGGATTACGGAAAAGAAGGCCAGCCCCGGGCACTTCTGCTGGATTACTGCCGGTACGCGCGCAACAGCGTGCTGGAACTGTTTGAACAGAATTTCCATTCAGAACTGATCATGTTGAGAATCGGGGTGCAGACGGATGAATATGCAGAAGACAACGGTTTCATTTGAAACGTTCAATGACGGAGTGGTCTCCATTCATCTGATCGATGACGATGGGAACGCAGGGCAGATCAGGGGAAAATTCCGGTATGCAGAGAAAACCGTTGGAGCGGTACGGTACTATGAAGCCATGACGGCTAAAGTGCAGATCGACCGCCTGATCCGGATCCAATACCAGGAATGGCTGACGACGGAATATCTGGCAGTGATCCAGGGACGAGTCTACGAAATCAGCCAGGTACAGATGATCCCGGATTCTCTGCCACGGACCAGCGCATTGTCCCTGCATCTCGCAAGGCAGAGGGAGGTGGCCGATGGCATCCTTTGAGGTAAGAGGTTTTGAAGAACTTTTGACACAGCTGGATAAATTGGGAAGATTCGATGAAGTGGCTCCGAAGATGATGAAAGCCGGCATGGAGGTCCTTCATGAGGAAGTCGTGGCGGAAGCATCGAAACATAAAGATACCGGCGCTATGGCTGCTTCAATCAAACC